ATACAAACTCCTCAAGGACGACTCCGATGTGACCGGAGAAGTGTCCTCCAGAATCTACCCGTTCATCCGGGAAAAAGACACGACAATGCCAGCCGTCATGATGGAATTTGTCGGGACTGAATTCACCATTCCGAAAGAGGGTGAATCAAAAGCCGACATGTACCAGGTTGAAGTGTTTTCGTACGCCAAGACCGCGACGGGTGCAATGCGACTGGGGAACAAGGTTCGAGCTGCCTTGGTGAACAAGCCTGGCTTGTACGACATGACCGCGGATGGTGGCTACAGTTACCAGGTAGCCGAGTCGCACATCCGCCAGATGAGCATGGAAGCTGAGGCCGAAGGGCGTGTTTTCGTCCTGGTTCAGGTCTTTGACTTCGTTGTGACCCTGTGACCTGAAATTTTTTTTCGTTCTGAAAGGCCAGTGTTTGCTGGCCTTTCTTCGTTTGAGGCAAATTTTTTTTCAGGTTTTTGTCGGTCGAATGAACATATGCCCCTATCTTAGCACTGTTCAAACAACAAACACACAGCATCATGCCTCAGTTTCAAAACGGATACACGACGAGCAACGTACAGGGAAGCCAGTTGCAGCAAACCGAAACAAATGACTGCACTGTTCGTGCCGTCGCAAACGCTGCAGGAATCAAATACGACCAGGCTCACAGCCTTTGCAAGACCTTCTACAAGCGTCGTTTTCGCCAGGGCACATCCACCCGAAACATCATTACGGAAAGCCACAAGCTTTTCGCCACCATCGGCTTTGAAGTTGAGAAGCGCACGGTCAAAGAATACTTCGACCTCCGCAACTCCTGGGGCACCATCAACCAGTTCGTGAAGCGTCACCCTCGCGGCCGCTACCTCCTCTCCGTTCGGGGCCACTCCCTGGCAATCGTCGACGGTGTTGTGTACGACAACGCGAACCGCACCTCTGGTCGCCACCGCGTGCTGAGCGCCCGCAAGCTCACTCCGGTCGGAGGCGTTCAGGAGCCCGTGACTGAGGCCAAGCCCAAGAGCAAGCGAGTCAAGTTCACAATCACAAAGGACGGCGTGACGCACTCCGGATTGACTCCGAAGCAGGTTCACGGAATCGTCGGCGGTAACCTGGCGAGCGTGCAATCCATCTGCGCAAAGCGCCGCCCCCAGGTGTACGGTTGGACCCTCACTTTCGAGTGAGGTCCACCGGCCCACGAAAAAAAAATCTGAAAAAAGTTTAGCCCCTTCGTCGAACGTATCTGATTCTTCCCCTATATTTGAACATCAAACAAACACACAGAAATCATGGGAGCAACAAATTTCATCTGGACCGTCAAAGCAAAGTCAGCACAGGAAGCCTACAAGAAGGCCGTGACCGAAGCCAAAGAAATGTACGGGTCTGACCCGTACAACGGAACCATCTCGACCACAAGCGGATTCCGCATGTTCACGACAGGCGCAGCCAACGAGGACGAGGCCTACCAATTCTGCGACGACAACCTGGACCGCACTGAGAAGTGGGGCAAGTGCGGATGCGTCGAGAACCCTAGCAAACCAGGCGAATTCATCTTCTTCGGGTGGGCTGCTTGCTAAGCCCCCCGAAAAAAAAGTTTGCCCTCTTCGTCGAACGTAAGAACATTCGTCCTTATATTTGAACATCAAACACACAGAAGCACAGAAATCATGCTCAACATTTCAACCACCATCCAGGCCACGGCCACTGTCTACCGCAAGACCTACACAATCACGTTCAAGTCTACTGAGGGCTTCAACAAGTGGGTCCGCGAATCTCGCAACCCTGAATTTTACGGAGGCAAAAAAGCCTTCATTGATTTGACCACGACCCGCGATGCGGAGTGGTTCGGTATTACTGGCTGCGTCAAGTCCTGAAAAAAAAGTTTGTTCATTTCGTCGAACGAAAGAAAGTTCACCCTATATTTGAACATCAAACACACAACCATGTACATTCAAAACAACATCGGATGGCTTGCTGGAAGCCTGGACAACGTGCTCAAGATGACCCTCGTTGATACGAATTTCAAGCTCACCTCTTTCACCTGCTTGAACCGCGGTGCTGACCGCCCTGGTCACAGTCTCCACGGAGTTTGGTTCGAGCTGACTCACACAGATGGCCGCGCATGGGCTCTCAAGCTGATGCACAACGAGCAAGGCAGCTGGTTGAGTTTCTACGACTACAAGACCAAGAAAGGTGGCTACAACCGTGCCACAGATGCGAACTCCGTCGCATTCGACAAAATGGTTGACCGCGTACTGGACAAAGCGTGAATTTTAAATTTTAGCATTTCTTTGCAACTCAATCGAACATTGTCCCCTATCTTAGCATCGTTCATTTGTTCAAACCTTAAAAACACACAGAAATCATGAACACTGTTTTCAACTCCATCGCAGCCGCTGCTGCAGCCCTCGAAGTCAAAGCCAACACCCTGAGCAAGCAGCTCAAGCGCGGCAAGAACCAGGTCGAGATGTTCGACCAGAAAGACCGCGAGGTGGTCGTCAAGCGAAACGACGACAACACGGTTTCCATCACCCTGGTCGACGCTCCCAAGCCGAAGCGTCAGCCCAAGGAGATTCCAAGCCACCACGTCCACACCCAGAAGACGGACCCGCGTATGAGCCGCATGGCTGGAATCGAAATCAACGACGACCAGCGCGAGCCTGGAATCTACGTGACCAACGAGGATGGCACCGAGGGAATCTTCCACAACAACACCCTCGCCGCCGCATTCGCCGGTTGCACGGTCTCACGAGTCTCTGAGATTCGCCGGGCCACCAAGGTTCGCCAGCTTGATGCTTGCGGCTCCTTCACCGTCACCCTGAAGAATGGCTCCAGCATCGGAATGATTCGCCTTGACGAAATCGTGTGGCAGCGCCGCACGAAGAAGACCGGCGAAGCTGCTGAGTGATTCCTCCCTCCCCTGTTGAATTGAGAGCGGGCCTTCGGGCTCGCTCTTTTTTTTTCCTGGTCGGTCAAACCTTCGTAGAAATGCCCCGGAGTCCATAGGAGCTCCGTATTGGACCCGGACCGTTTCCCCTAGCGTCTACCGCTCGGAAATCATTCGGGTCCGTCTATGGGCTTAAAACAAGCCCCAGAATGAACACCGCCCTCCATGGTTCCAGGTGCATCTGCTTTCCTTGTGGCCATGACACACACACCACCCAAATGCGAAAGCTGCGACGGGACCGGGGAGACCGGACCTCACGGCTGGGAATATCCGGAATGGCACACGTGCCGCGAGTGCAACGGGTCAGGCGTCGCGCGTGACGAGGATGCTGAGTATGACGCTTGGAAGGACGACCAGCTCTGAGATATCCCCTGGAGCCCATAGGAGCTCCATATTGAGCCCGGAGCTGCTGGGCTAGCTTAGGAGCTATTGAACATGAACGGGCTCACCAGAGGCCGCCGTATGGCTCCGCGCGGTGTTCGAACGAGACAACCACCCTCACATGCGCGATGGGTACTTTTGCCTTGACGTCACGAACCTTCAAAACAAAAGACCATGGCAACTATCCACGGGAATGCAATCGGCATTTACGTATCGAGCACCTCGGCCGAAGTTACGGCCAGCCCGCTCGACCCAGATGTGGCTGAACTTGTTGCGTGCAGCACGAACGCAACCCTCAGCCTCTCAAATGCAACCATTGAAACGGCTTGCAAAAAGGACACCACTGGTGCCCTTGACGACGCCTCTGTGCGTCACACAATTCCTGGCCAACAAACCTGGAGCATGCAGGTTGAAGGCCTGGTTGAATTGACCGCCCCCGCAGCTACTGCGAACAACTTCCAGAGCCTCTTCGAGATTGCCAAGAACCGGACCGATATCCTGGTCGTGTTCTCGGACCGAGTTGCGGCCAACTACGAGTACTACGGAAAGGGCTTCATTTCGTCCATTGAAATTTCCGCTTCTGTCGATGACTTCGCCACGTACAGCTGTACCATCGAAGGCAACGGCGATATCAACTCGGCTGCACACACGTAAGGCTGAGGCTTTCCGTCCTGACCCCTCAAAGCCCGCCACTGTGCGGGCTTTGTAGGTAGGGAACAAAACGGAATAAATGGAAAACACAATGCGCGGAGCTTTCGAGCTCGAACTGGATGGGAAAAAGTTGCCATGCCAGTTGAACCTGAACGCATTCAGAATTCTCACCCAGAAGTTTGGCACGAAACTCGGTGAACTTGAAAAGCGTGTGGCTGAAGACCCACTCGAAATCATGCCTCAGATTGCATGGTGCGGGTGCCTCAACGCAGCCATCCGAAAGCAAGAACCGTTTGACGTGGATTTCGACTGGTTTGCGGCTGTCCTTCTGGAAGGGCCGGAGTCCATCGAAATGTTGTCCGAACGGATGACCGAAGTCTTTGCTCCACCAAGCGAAGACGAGGAGGGAAACTGACTGGCCCGAAGAAGGAACCAACCTGGGACGACTTGCTCAAGGTTGGGCTCTCTTCGGGCTTGCTCCCGGACCAGTTCTGGGGGATGACTTTTCGTGAGGTCGCGTACTACACTTCGGGGATTCTTGAAAACGAGAAACTCGAATGGCGCAGGCACAGCTATTTGCTGGCCCTCCTGGCGAACCAACACAGGCCCAAAGGGAAGGCACCGGCAAAGGCGGATGATTTCTACCCATTCGAGGTCGAGAAACCAGAGTTCACGAAGGAAGATATTGAGTCCGTGATTGAACACCTGAAACGACCTAGAAAGCAAAAAACCTGATGGCCAAACAGTCTCTCCTTTCAATCATCCTGCGAGTCAAGGCAAAAGGCTTTGACGCGTCCCTGATTCGGGCGGGGAAATCACTCGAAAGGTTTGGCTCAAAAGCGACGGCCGCAGGCAAGAGCCTGACGACCTCGCTGACCGCTCCTCTGGCAGCAATTGCAGGCGTGGCTGGAAAAGCTGCGGTGGACTTTGAATTTGCTCTTGCAAAGGTTCAAGCCGTCAGCGGTTTCACGAACGAGGAAATGGGAAAACTGGAAGCCCAGGCGAAAGCGCTTGGAGCTTCAACCAGCAAATCCGCTTCGGAGGTCGCAGGCCTGCAGCTCGAGCTTGCGAAACTAGGTAAGAGCCAGGGCGAAATTGAAAACATGACCGAGGGCATTCTGTCGCTCGGTATCGCCTTCGATGAGGAGCTCGGAACGGTCGCCGCTGAGGTTGGTGCAACCCTGAACCGTTTTGGCTTGTCTGCGGACAAAACAAATGGCGTGGTGGACATCATGGCGAAGGCCTTTGGTTCATCCGCTCTTGACCTGGAAAAATTCAGCAATGCAATGAGCAAAGCGGGTCCAACCGCGAACGCTCTTGGAATCTCGCTGGAGGACACCACGGCAGCCATCGGAATCCTGACCAATAACGGAATCGAGGCAAGCACTGCAGGCACGGCTTTGACGAAGGCAATGACGACCCTTGCAAAGAAGGGAGTCGAGCCTGGCAAAATCCTCGGAACACTGTTCAACGGCGGGCTCGATGTGGCAGAAGCTTTCGAGCTCTTCGGAGACCGAGCTGGTAAGATTATTCCCGTGCTCCAGGCGAATGGTGGAGCCTTTGCCGAACTGTCCGAAAAACTGTACAACGCAGACGGCGCTGCGGCCACTGCTCGGGCAACCCTCGAGAACACTGCTCAGGGCGCACTGGACAGGATGAAATCTGCGATTGAAGCGGCAGCTCTTTCGCTCTCTGAATTCTTGCTTCCAGCAATCACGAAAGCGGCTGATTTCATCGGCGGCCTGGCGAGCAAATTTGCTAGCCTCGACACAGAAACAAAAAAGACCATTCTCAAGTTTGCTGGGATAGCCGCGGCGATTGGTCCTGCCTTGCTCATCGTGGGCAAGTTCTCGGGCATGATTGGGACCCTGCTTCAAATCATCCCACTGCTCACCGGCCCGGTCGGTTTGATTGTGGTGGCGATTGGCGCGGCGGTCATTGCAATCATCCAGAACTGGGACGCAGTTGTCCGCTACTTCCGGGAGGGCCAAGGGGCCACATTCCTGGACACGGTAATTGGCTACGTCGAAACGGTCATCAACGGGATTGTGTACGTCTTCC